GGTACGACATGGTGGCCGGGCTTGTGGAAAACCGCCCACAGCCGCCGCAGCCGTCCGCTGATGAAGTGATAGCACGCATTAAAAATGGCTTGAACGGGGGTGATGGAACCTGAAACTTTTTGAATTGAGTGCCACCCTCGGGCTGGACGACAGCGCCTACCGGCAGGGCATCCAGAATGTGCAATCCGAGACGAAAAAGACCGTTTCTTCGCTGTCAGGAGAGTACAGCAAGGCCGCAAAGGCCGTAGTGGAGCTGACCAGACGTTACAACGAATCGGTGGGCAAAACCGGCAAAGCGTCCTCTGAGACCAAAAATCTCAAGACCATGTTGGCGCAGGCAGAAGCACAGCTTAGGGCGACCACGACCGCGCTGAAAGCTGCAAACAACGGCATGGATGGCTTTGCCAGCTCCACGGATAAAGCATCCGGTAAGTCTCTGGCCGGTGCCATTGCGCAGGGCACGGTCATGGCGGGCGTTTTCTCGAAGCTTTACTCCGCTGCACTCAGTGCCGCAGAGGGGTTCATCTCTTCCGGCATCGAGTATAACGCCCAGATCGAGAAATACACCACCGGCTTTACCAATATGCTGGGCAGCGCGGAAGCCGCCCAGCAGGTCATGAGCCAGATCCAGGAAGACGCGGCAAAAACCCCCTTTGACGTGGCGAGCCTGACGCAGGCCAACCAGTACCTGATCTCTGCAGGCGAGAACGCTTCCTATGCACGCAACACCATCATGGCGCTGGGCGACGCGGTCTCTGCGACCGGCGGCGGCAACGACGAGCTGAACCGCATGGCGCAGAACCTGCAGCAGATCGCTAACACCGGCAAGGCTACAGCGGTCGATATCAAGCAGTTTGCCTATGCAGGCATCGACGTGTATGGCATTCTGGCCGACTACACAGGCAAGTCCACCGCCGAAGTGCAGAAAATGACCATCAGTTATGATCTGCTGACGCAGGCTTTGCAGGCTGCTTCCGAAGAGGGCGGGCGTTACTACAACAGCATGGACACCCAGAGCCAGACCATGAATGGCCGGGTGTCTACCCTGCAGGACAATGTGAAACAGCTGGCGGGATTGCTGACCGGCGATTTATCCAGCGGAGTCGGCGTTGTAATCGGCAATCTGAACGACATGCTCGTCGCAGCACAGGAAGCTTACAAAACGGACGGCTGGATTGGTCTCGCAGGCGCGATCACTGGCCTGACGGAGCCTATCAGCACGGCAAAAAACGCTCTCAAGGACTTCGCGAGCAAAGCCACCACATGGCTGGATCAGCTGAGCTACAAGCTCAACCGTTTTCTCGGAAAAGCTGCCACGGCTGACTTTGATACCTACGAAGAGTACGCGGATGCAAATAACCGGCAGAGCAACCGTAACAGGCTGCGGCAAAACGCCTTAAAAGGCGTTGGCATCAGCAATAGGAGCTGGTCCCAGCGTCAGGCGGATTTGGCGGCAGCAGTCGGAGACGGAAGCAGCTCCATCACCACAAGCCCTTCCGGATCCACCGGGAAAAAATCCGGTTCCGGCTCCAAGTCCACCACCGAAACGGTCATTTCGTCCATCTCCAGCACGGCTACCACCACCGCACAGAACGCGCTGGGCACTGTGACCACCAGCATCCAGACCCTCACCGAGAAGGTCAAGGACAGCGCGGGCAAGATCAAAGACCGCATCACCGAGACCACCACCACGACCGGCAAGGAGATGGTGAACGGCGTCGCCACGACCTTTAAGCAGGTCGAGACCAAAGTCAACGGCACGGTGACAAGGGTCACAAAGACCTATGACGACATGTCAAAAACGCTGCTGGGCACCTTTACCAACGTCTCCGAGACCACCTTTAACGGCATCACCACAAAAGTGCAGCAGGCGGTGGAAAAGTACGCGGACAACAGCGAGCATATCAAGAAAACCGTCACTGAGACCGGCCAGCGCATCGGCGAGAACGGCGCGGAGACCTACGAGAAGACCATCACCTACATCGACGGTATTCAAGATAAGGTGACGGAAACCTCTACTCTTATCGACAAGAGCGTGAAAGGAACCCAGAGCCGTATTGACCAGCAGCTGAGCGAGGCTTCCGGCCAGCTGGATAAGGGCATTTTCGGGCTGGTAAAAAGCGCCTTTAGTGATGCCAAAAACGGTGACTGGGCAAGTCTTGGGCTGGATTTTGTCAATCTGATCTGGGGCGAAGTGTCACAGGGGCAGCGCGACGTGATCTCTAAGTGGCTTACGGACGCACTGACCGCGGTCAATGAGGGCTACTTCAGCGGCGGAATCGGAAAGGCATTTGATATCTTCCAGAAGCTTTTTTCTGACGGCGGGGTAAAATCCGATATCGACGGTGTGACCAATTCGGTCAAGGCTTTTGGTGAGATCATCGACGGTCTTGCAAAGTCCGGCGGCGTGGGCGGAGCACTAGGCAGCATCGTCCAGAGCTTTTCCGGCATGGCTGGTGGCATCACGTCTGCGCTGGGCACTATCGTGTCTTTCGTTGCAGCAAATCCTATCCTTGCCCTGATCCTGGGCGTGGGCGCTGTCGCTGGCGGCATTGGCCTTGCCATGTGGATGGACAAGAAGAATAATCAGAAGCCTGTCAGCCACTACCAGAGCCCCTTTGACAAAACCGGCACGTATGACAGCCTGGGCACCTTCTCCACCCGTGCGGCCCTGCAGTACCGCGTCACCGGCCAGCAATCAATTGTTGACCGGCAGACCAGCATTCTGGAGCGCATCGAGGGGATGCTGGACGAGCATCTGCCCGACATCGGCAAGGGCCAGGTGGTCATGGACTCCGGTGAACTGGTGGGCGTGCTGTCGCCCCGCATGGCGACCAACGTAGATGCACGCATCGGCGTGACAGTGGAACGGAAAGCGAGGGGTGTGTAATGGCAAAGCTTCTGGGGGCAAAAATCGGCAATTTTCACACCCTGACAGATTGGGGGCTGTACCTCAAGGTAGGCAGCCCTAAAATCGGCGCGGCAGAACCGGAAGAATACCTTGTACAGGTCACCGGTGCTGATTCGCTGCTGAACCTGACCACATGGGACGACGGCAAGGTGCACTATAAAAAGCGCACCATCACCATGGAGCTGCTCTGCAACGCGCCAAAAAGCAAGTGGCCTTACATCGAAAGCACCATTGCCAATGCCATTCATGGCAAGTGGCTGCAGTGCCGCTTTGATGAAGACCCAGCGTGGTACTGGGAAGGGCTTTGGAAAGTCACACCCTCCCGCGACCGGCTTTCCAGCACCTTTACCATCACAGGCACCTGCAACCCCTTCAAGCGCAGCGTCTACGACGGCACCAACGACTGGCTGTGGGACGATTTCAACTTTGAGCATGATATTGTGCGCAACTACACGAATATCCCGCTCAAGGCAAACGAGGACGTTCAAGTGTCCATAACCGGTGCGCCCCGTGCGGCCGGTATTTACTTCAAGCGCAGCGAGGATGCGGCCGACATTGCGGTGTCCCTCAATGGCTTTGAAGTGGGCATTCTGGCCAAGTCCACCGACTGGCAGTATATCGAGGGGCTTGCTATGCCGGATGGCGTGGTGGGCATCCTCGTTTTTGCTGCATCGGCAGACTGCAGCATCAGCATCAAGTATTTGGGGGCAAGCCTATGAGCTATAAAGTTTATGCTGGCGTGCAGACGGATGTAGACACATGGGAAACTAAGGTCTGTATCCACGATATCAGCGATATTACCAACACGAAAAAGCTCATCAGCCCCACGCTGACCCGCGAAGTGGGTAAAGCTGGCTCTTTTGAGTTTACCATGCCGCTGGGCAATGTGGCACACTCTGCGCTGCAAAAGCTGCGCACTACGGTGGAGGTGGAGCAGGACGGCGTTTCCATCTGGCAGGGCCGTCCCATGAGCCATGAGCAGGATTTTTTGATGCGTCAGAAAATCTACTGCGAAGGGGAGCTTGCGTATCTGAATGACAGCGGCATTGCGCCGTACGCTGCAAAAAATGTGAGCTTTTCGCAATTTCTGGAATGGATCTGCGATAACCACAACGCGCAGGTTGACGCTTACAAGGCGTTTACTCCCGGAAAAGTCGAGATGGACATTCCCATGATCGTGCCCTATGTAGACGGCATCAAAGTCGTGCAAGTGGGTTACAGTTACGATTCTGATGATGGAGATTACATTTACCATTGGGGAATTGTAGACCCCGTGGATGGAAAGACGAATATTTTCTATGAGCAAACAGAGAGCGACAAAGCTTCCTGCCTGAGCTGGAAAATCGGTGAAGAGCACATTGCGAACGGTCGCATTATTTCACGGATTGGAAGCAACAATTTCCGCGTGCGTCTGTTTGCAGCCTATGTAAAGGGCAAAACGTACGATGCAACGGTCGAAGTGAAAAAAGCTGAAATTGTCTGCGGTACTTGCAACAAGAATTTTGGCACGTACTCCATTTATAACATTGAGCGGGCATCTGAATCCAAGACCTTTAAGATCACCGAGCAAAACGGAAAATACAGCCTTGCTATCAACGGCAAGACGGATCCCCGCTTTTTGTTTGATGTCAAGGAACCTACATACAGCTTTGGCGATGAAAAAAACTACGGCGTTACATGGGACATCTTGCAGAGTGAGCTGGCGGAAAAGTACGGCGGATATCTGGTGCTGCGCCATGCAGAAGATCATGACGGAAAACCGCGCCGGTATCTGGACTATCTGCAGGCGATCACCGATAAAAACACCCAGACGGTGGCCTTTGGAACAAATCTGCTGGATTTGACCAACTACGTCAAAGCAGAGGATATCTACACGCGGGTGATCGCGGTAGGTGCCAGAAAGAAATCGTGGCTTGTTTTTTCGTGGGGCGAGACCATCACAGAAACCGCAAACGATCTGGCTGCGCAAAAGCTTTTTGGCATCATCACAAAAGTGATCTTTATTGAAGGCATCGAAAGCACGCCGCAGTCTTTGCTGGATGCGGCAGAGGAAGAACTTGCCAAAAATCTGCGTTATCTGAACGGTATGACGGTCAAAGCGGTCGATTTGAAAGACGCTGATATTGATGTCAGCCGTATTGCAATTGGAAAGCAAACGCACATTTTCTCTGCACCGCATGGTGTAGATACCTGGCTGCTGTGTTCCAAGCTTGTTGAGCCGTTGGATTCGCCGGATAAAAAGGAGTTTACATTTGGCACTGAGTTTTCCAGCATCAGTGACCTGCAGGCTTTGAGTGCACGCAAAGCGTCCGATGCTTACGATTTGAGTCGATCTCTCAAAGGGTACATGTCAGGCTAATGGGACAGGAGGTGTTTTATGGATAAAACTTTTGATGAAGCCATTGCGGGAATCCGTAAGGCTGAGCGCGGCGTGGAAGTCCGTGAGGACATCGCACAGGGCATGGAGTACGTCAAGCAGTACGCCGAGGAAGTGACAGGCCAGCAGCAGGCCGCCCTGCAGGCCGCTCAAACCGCCACCGGAGCAGCCAGCACCGCGACGAAAAAGGCCGCAGCAGCTGCAGAGAGCGAAAGCGCCGCCCGGACCTCCGCCGCCGAAGCAGCCCAAAGCGCACAGTCAGCATCCGCAGACGCAAAGAGCGCGGGAAGCTCTGCCGCTTCTGCCAAAGCTGAAGCGGACAGGGCTGCCGCCATCGTGAGCACCGACAATACGCTAAGCGTCGAGGGCGCTCCGGCTGACGCAAAAGCTGTTGGCAATGCGCTGAAAGGCGTGATAAGCGCAGACGCTGTAAAGACCTTGATTGCAGACGCTCTGGCAGAAGACCATGCCAAAATCAAATTTTGGATTTCGGAAGACCCCACCA